AGAGCTCAGAACATGAGAAAACTTGATGACCTAGAAGTTACAGAAAATATGATTCGTAAACCAAACGCATCAGGTGGTATTGCTAAAATGCTAGGAGAATAATGACAGATATAATAGAATACATTAACAAGATGCAAGAGATGTATGGTGATGATGTTATTACTACAGCAGATAAAATTAAAAGACCAGAACCAAAACAAGAAGTAAAAGAAATAGAAGCATTTAACGAATTTAATAGACGTAATCCACGGATTGGTTTTTATAAAGGTATGAAAGCTGATAAAGCACCCAAAAAAATTAAACTTAAAGAACCTAAAACTCTTACAGGTATATCACGTGATAGAAAACTTACAAAAGATCAAATTGATGCGTTAGATCCAAATTATTTAGGAGATTTTGAAGGAGGAGATTTAGAAAGACCTAAAAAAGTTTATAAAAGTGGAGCATCAGGTAGTGTACTTGATGATGCAATTGAGATTAGAAATATTATTGTAAACAATAAAGGAAATATATTTAATCTAGAAGAACTTGGAGAAATGGCAGGAATTTTTGGACAAGGTTCAAGAAAAAGTGGAAAAGGTAACAGACCAGATATTAGAAGAGTAAAAGCTGCATTAGAAGTTGCTAAAGATAATTTTTCTGAAATAACAAATTTTAAATTTGTTACAGACAGATACAACATTGATGGAAGTCAAAGAAAACAATTAAATATGGTTGTTGATACAATTAAAAATTACCAAAACTCAGTAGGTGAAGAAAAGTTAGCTAATTTTTTATTCGACAACATGGGAATGTTTTACAAAAAAACTATTGAAAAAGGTCTTAAAAAAATACCAGCTAATCCTGAAAAAGCTTTGTATACTAAAATGTACAACTTTAATCCTGAACAAATTAAATATATTACAGACAGAATTACAGATGAAACTGGACAAACATTTAACGCTAAAGATTATAAAAATTTAGTAAAAGAAGTTAAAGATTTTAGAAAAAATATAGCAAGTAAAGTTCGTCAAAAAACTAGATTAAAAGGAATGCATGCTAAAATAGTTGAATTAGCTAACGACGATATTATTCAAAATTTATTAACAGGTGATTTAGATAGAGCTACTCAAACTGAACTTTTAGAAAGAGCAACAGATATTGTTGGCGGTGATGCTTCTATTGCAAGTAGAAGATTGTTTCAAATGGCAGAAGCAATGTCAGATACATCAAACGCTTATAAAAATTTAGGAATTAAAATTAATAATAACATAGCAAATAAAATTATTGCTACTGGAAGAAATATAGGTGGTGTTAATAATAGATATGGAATGTCTAGTGTGTTGTATGAATACTATGGAAATGTTGTGGACAAGGCATTAGGAGCAGGAGAAGGAAAAACATTTATAGGTAAGTACCAACAACAAATAAGAAACCTTTTAGATAAAGGTCGATCTCCTGATGAAATATTTAGTTTAACAGCTTCTGCAAGAAGAGGTTTATCCCCTTATGCAATATTTACACAAGATTTAAATACACAAGTTAATAGTGCTATTAAAGGAGCCTACATTGATGGCGCTCTTTCAAGAACACATGAAAAATTACAAAAAATATTTAAAGGTAGAAAATGGAATCAATTAAATGCTGCAGATAAAAAAGCAGCAAATCTTTTAATTGAAGCTTTTGAAAAAGAAAAAATTAGAGCTTTAAATCAACCAATTAATCCTGGTGAGATAAAAAAAGGTGCTAAACCAATTTACTTAACTGCAGCTGAAAAGAAAAATATACAACTACCGGAATTTGATCTTCAAAACTCACCAAAAAAATCAATAGCTAACTATGCATCTTACGGTAAAGATTTACAAAATGCTTTTGATAAATCTTATAACACTGTTGGATACAGTATGAAAGTTCCAAAAGAATATTTAACACAAAAACAAATGATAGCAAATTTAACAAAAGGTGTTTCTATGTTTGGTACAAAAGGAAATATAGCAGCTGGTATTGTAGCTGGTGTTTTAGGATACAAAAGTGAAGACATTTTAAAAGGTGCAGGATTAATAGACAAAGAATATGAGTTAACTGCATCAGCAGCTGATGCACCAATTGTAGAAAAAGGATTAAGCACAGGAGAAAAAATTGCAGCTGGAACAGCAGCGGCAGGAACTCTTGGAACTAAAACAGGAAGAAAAATTTTAGGTAAAACTTTAAGTGCATTAACTGGACCGGTGCCACTTGCATCAACTTATCCTATTTTTGGTTTTGATTATAAAAGTCCAATTGATAGAATTTTTCTTAGTGGAGAACTTGCAGCAGCACCATCTTTAGTTAAAACTGCAACAAGTGTAACGGATAAAATAAAAACTCCAGCGTTAAGAAAAGCAGCAGAATTACTTACAACAATTAATCCTAAATATGCAATGCGTGCAGCAAGGATAGCTAGCCCTATTGGTATTGCATCACTAGGTGCAGAAGGTTTGTATCATCTTGGTAAAAAAGGTTATGATCAATATCAATTAATGAAAGGCATGACAGAATCTAAAAAATCAGATTACTTAGCTGATCAATATGAAGATTTAGGTGGTGTGTTCGGAGAGGGCGCAGCAGATGGTGGTTTAATTGGTGACAAATCAGGACCACCACCAGAATCAGGACCTATGTCACAAGGGTTGCGTTCATTATATAAAAATGGTAGAAAACTATAACGGAGAATAAATGGCAGATATAGATAAAGCTCTCCCGAACACTCGTACTGAATTAAAAGTTCCTGGGCCGGAACAAGACGTCGAGATTCAAGAGCAAGAACAGCAAAAAGGACCAGTAGAAATAACACCAGATGAAGAAGGTGGTGCAACAATTGATTTTGAACCAAGTGCTGTAAACCAAGCAAGCACACAATCACATTTCGATAACCTTGCAGATATTTTACCAGAAGAAACTTTAGATCCTGTTGGATCAAAATTAAGATCAGATTATCAAGATTACAAAGCATCAAGAAAAGATTGGGAACGAGCATACATAAATGGTTTAGATCTTTTAGGATTTAAATACGATAATCGTAACGAACCTTTTCAAGGAGCAAGTGGTGCAACTCACCCAGTGCTAGCTGAAGCTGTAACACAGTTTCAAGCATTAGCTTACAAAGAATTATTACCATCAGATGGTCCTGTAAGAACACAAATATTAGGTGTGTCTAATCCTGCAAGAGAACAGCAAGCACAAAGAGTAAAAGATTTTATGAACTACCAAGTTTTAGATCAAATGAAAGAATACGAACCAGAGTTTGATCAAATGTTATTTCATCTACCTTTATCAGGTTCTACTTTTAAAAAAGTTTATTATGATGATTTATTGGGACGAGCTGTATCAAAGTTTATCCCAGCAGATGACCTTGTTGTTCCGTATACGGCTACCTCATTAGACGATGCGGAATCAGTCATCCATGTTATAAAAATTTCTGAAAACGATTTACGTAAACAACAAGTAAATGGTTTTTATTCAGATATAGAAATATCAAAACCCTCTGATGTATCAGATGCGGATAAAGTAACAGACAAAGAACGTGAGTTAGAAGGAATTGCTAAAACAGCAAAAGGAGAAAAACTTTATACGTTATTAGAGTGTCATGTTAATTTAGATTTAGAAGGTTTTGAAGATGTTGGTGAAGATGGTCAACCAACAGGAATAAAATTACCTTACGTCGTTACAATCGAAGAAGGTAGTCAAAAAGTTTTGTCTGTTAGACGAAACTTCGCGCCCAATGATCCACTTAAAAATAAAATCCAATATTTTGTCCACTTTAAATTTCTGCCAGGACTAGGGTTTTATGGATTTGGATTAATACATATGATTGGCGGATTGAGTCGTACGGCAACGGCGGCTCTCCGTCAATTATTAGACGCAGGAACTTTATCAAACTTACCCGCAGGTTTTAAACAAAGAGGTGTTAGAGTAAAAGACGATGCAACACCAATACAGCCAGGAGAATTTAAAGATGTAGATACTCCAGGTGGCAATCTAAAAGATGCCTTCGTATTCCTTCCATACAAAGAACCATCAGCAACTTTATTACAGTTGATGGGAATAGTTGTTCAAGCAGGACAAAGATTCGCGTCAATTGCTGACATGCAAGTCGGTGACGGGAACCAACAGGCAGCTGTTGGTACGACTGTAGCTCTTTTAGAACGTGGTTCCAGAGTCATGTCAGCTATTCATAAGCGATTGTATGTTGGATTGAAAGCAGAATTTAAATTACTAGCAAAAGTTTTTGCTACATACTTACCACCAGAATATCCTTACGATGTTGTAGGTGGACAAAAAAATATTAAGGTTGCAGACTTTGATGATAGAGTGGATGTACTGCCAGTTGCAGATCCTAATATATTTTCAATGTCTCAAAGAATATCTTTAGCTCAAACAGGTTTACAACTTGCTATGGCAAGTCCACAAATACATAACTTGTATAATGCTTACAGAAAAATGTATGAGGCATTAGGTATAAAAGATATAGATAGAATTTTACCACCGCCTCCACCAAGTGCACCTAAAGATCCATCGTTAGAACACATTGATGCTTTAGCTGGTAAACCTTTTCAAGCCTTTCCAGGTCAAGATCATAGAGCACACGTTACAGCGCACTTAAATTTTATGTCAACTAATTTAGTTAGAAACAATCCACCTGTTATGGCGGCAATGCAAAAAAATATTTTAGAACATATTAGTTTAATGGCAACAGAACAAGTGCAATTAGAATTTAGAGAACAAATGATAGAGCTACAACAACTTGCACAACAAGCAGCAGTTAATCCACAAGCACAAGAACAAGTACAACAGATGTCACAAGCTATTGAAGCACGAAAAGCAGTGTTGATTGCAGAGATGACAGGTGATTTTATGAAAGAAGAAAAAGAAATTACTTCACAATTTGATTCTGATCCATTATTAAAACTAAAATCACGTGAAGTTGACTTAAAAGCAATGGAGAATCAACGTAAACAGGAAGAAACAACTGCTAAACAACAACTTGAAAGAGCAAAATTGCTTCAAGCACAACAATTAAACCAACAAAAGATGGATCAAAACGAAGAATTAGCAGAATTACGTGCTGATACATCAATTGAAAAACAAGAAATGGCAAATGATGCTAGATTTGCACTTGAAAACATGAAACCAAACAAGTAAAAGGATAATATTATGATGAATTACAAAACAGGCGGTAAAAAAGTTGTTATGCCAGAACAAGCAAAGATTGTTGACCCTAGATCTGAAAAAAGTTTTAGAGGACAAAACAAAATTGCTAAAGGTGATAGCAATCCAGTTAAAGGAACTGGTGCTGCAAGAAAACAAAAAGACGTTACTTGGTATTAAGTTATGTGGTTAAGTGCAATTAAACTAGCAGTTAACGCTGGTAGTCACATCTATAAGAAAAAACAAGAAACTAAAATGATGATGGCTAATGCACAAGCCAAACATGCTGAAAAAATGGCGTCAGGAGAATTAGAATACTCGGGCAAACTTTTAGAAGCACGTCAATCGGACTGGAAAGACGAGTTCGTGCTCGTCGTTTTAACGCTGCCAATTTTAGTGATTGCCTACGGGGTTTTCTCGGACGATCCGGGTGCAGCTGCAAAAATAAAAGAGTTCTTTGAGCAGTTCCAGCAGCTCCCGTCATGGTTCACAAATTTATGGATCCTTGTCGTAGCGAGTATTTATGGTATAAAGGGTACACAAATTTTTAAAGGAGGAAAAAAGTAATGGGAGTTTTTAGTTTTGTAAAAGCAGGCGGAAAAAAGTTTGGAGCTATTGTAGGGACTAAACCAAATGTGCCCAAAACCACATTAGAAAAAGCTAAAAGTAAATTAGCTATTATGAAACAAAAAACAAAAGCCTCAAATGCAAAGTTAAGTCAAACTTTGTTTAATATGGATCAAGCTGCTAAAAAAGCAAAAGCTAGAGCTCAAGATAAAAAAAACGAAAAAATAGTTAAAAAATTTATAGGAGAAAAATAATATGAGAATGAGTTACAAAAAAGGAAAAGACGTTAAAAAGAAAAGTAATTTTGGAATGTTAAGTGTAAAAGCTGGCATAGACAAAAACCCCAACCCAACACAAGCAGATAGAATTGCTGGTGCAAAAATGGGTGGTAGAAAAAAAGCAATGGGAGGTGGCATGATGAGAAAAACTTTTAAAAAAGGTGGATCAGGAAAAGACACTCATGTAACTAAAGACGGACGTACAGTTAAAAAAGGTCTTTACTACTACATGAACAGAGCCAAAAAAAGAGGCACTAGCAGACCAGGTAAAGGTACTGTAACTGATAAAGCTTTAAAAAGATCAGCTAAAACTGCTAAAAAAGCATAATGAGAAGTAGGGAAAACCCTATAAGAAAAACCACTACAGGTAAGGGTGCAAATTATAGACCCACAAAGTCTGGAGCAGGCATGACTAAAAAAGGTGTTGCTGCTTACAGAAGAGCAAACCCTGGAAGTAAATTAAAAACAGCCGTAACTGGAAAAGTGAAGCCAGGATCAAAAGCTGCTAATCGTAGAAAATCATACTGCGCTAGATCACTAGGACAATTAAAAAGGTCATCAGCAAAAACTCGTAACGATCCTAACTCACGAATAAGACAGGCACGGAGAAGATGGAAATGTTAAATGAGTCCCGAAACAGTAATTTATAAATTACAAAGAGCATTAGATGCTCAACTAACAAACCTAACTAATGTTGTAACGACCGGTGTTGACAGCATGGAAAATTACAAGTATATATTAGGACAAATTAATGCACTAGAATTAGTGCGTCAGGAACTTTCTAGCCTGCTTAACTCGGAGGAGAAAAATGAAGGAACAGTCATCGACATTGGGGAACACAAACCCAAAAATAGTACTACCGAATAAAGATTTAGTAGGTGTAAAAAAATCAGAACCTAAAAAAGAAGTTACAGAAGAAAAAGCAAAATTACCAAAACCAACTGGTTGGAGAATGCTTGTTTTACCATTTAGAATGGATGAAAAAACAAAAGGCGGAATCTTACTAGGCAATGAAACTATAGACCGACAACAAGTGGCATCACAATGCGGAAACGTACTTGCAATGGGTCCACAATGTTACACAGATAAAGAGAGATATCCTGAAGGTCCATGGTGCAAGGTTGGTGATTGGGTGGTTTTTGCTCGTTATGCAGGATCACGAATAGAAATTGACGGTGGAGAAGTACGTCTTTTAAATGAAGACGAAGTGTTAGCAACCGTAGAAGATCCAACAGATATTCTACACAAATATTAACATAGGAAGGAAACTATGCCAGAAGCAAATAAAATAAAAAAAGATGAAGTTATGGTAGATTTAGATACTTCCGGTCCAGATACCGAAGTTAATTTACCAGAAGAAGAAACGAAAGAAGTTGCAGAAAACACGGAACAAGAAACAGTAAAAGAAGAAACAACAGAACCAGTAAAAGAAGAAACAAAGGAAGATGAAAAATTAGAAGATTATAGTAAAGGTGTTCAAGCTCGTATTGCAAAACTTACTCGTAAAATGAGAGAAGCAGAACGAAGAGAACAAGCTGCTGTAGAATATGCACAAGCGGTAGAAAAGAAAAGACAAGTAGATCAAGAAAGATTTCAAAAAGTTGATTCTGATTATACAAAAAAATTTGAAGACAATGTAAAAATCGGTATGGAGTCAGCGCAAAAAGAACTTGCAATGGCTATAGAAGCTGGTGATGCAACGGCTCAAGTTGAAGCTAATAAAAGAATTGCTGCGCTTGCATTTGAAAATGCAAAGTTAGAGCAAAGAAAACAAGAAACACCAGTTGCACAACCAATGCAACTAGCGGATGGTGGTAGATTACCTCCTCAACCAACACCACAAGATTTACCTGCACCTGATCCTCAAGCAGAGGCATGGGCAGCTAAAAATACTTGGTTTGGACAAGATAGAGCAATGACATACACTGCATTTGAGATACATAAAGATCTTGTAAATGAAGGGTTTGATCCTCAATCTAACGAGTATTATGCAGAAGTTGATAAGAGAATTAAGATTGACTTTCCACATAAATTTGGTAATACTGAAACAAAGCAAACGGCCAAGCCCGTTCAGTCGGTCGCTTCAGCTAATAGAAGCGTAAAATCTGGTCGCAAAACTGTGA